GTATCCGAACGCATATCGCACGGACAATGTGGCCGGTGCGGAACCCTCTATCCGCGGCCGGAAAATATATATCCCGATTAATTCATGGTTCACGCTTTCTTCCAAAATGGCGTTCCCCCTCGTGTCGCTCCAGTATAATCAGCTTCAGATCGATGTTACCTTACGCCCCGTAAAGGATCTATTTACCATACGTGATGTAGGCGATTCAGTGAATTATTGGCCCGTCGTCCAACCCGATTTCACGAATCCTCTTCATCAAATGTGGCATTTTTTATACCCGCCACCAAGTATTGACTTGAATCTTGATTCATATCCTAGTATTCGTGCGGATTGGAACGCGGATGTCCATCTAATGGCGACCTACTGCTTTCTCTCGGATGATGAGTCTAAAGTGTTCGCGGCCAACCAACAGAAGTATCTGATTAAGTCGCATTATGATTGGACGTTTAATGATGTTACTGGAAATCGGAAAATCAAGATAGAGAACTCGATGGGGATGGTAGCGTCATGGACGATGTTTTTCCAACGTAGTGATGTGAATTTGCGAAATGAATGGAGCAATTATACGAACTGGCCGTATAATTACATGCCATATGATATCATTCCCGCACCAACAGATGATGATTGGAAACCGTCAGCGTTTCAGGAGGTTGTAACCACATCGAGCGATATTAGTACCACGGCGTGGACGTCGGCTTATCCATTTGACCAGTATTATTATGACAAAAATGGCCCGAAGAACGGGATTGGACCGGGCCTCAATCCGGGCGATAAGCGCCTCACTGGTCTTCATATTACGGGGGATTTTCAGTCAGAGAACGAACGCGACATTTTACAGATGTTAGGTATCTCTTTGAATGGTAAATACCGAGAGAATTTACTGGATGCGGGAGTCTATAATTACATCGAGAAATATACGAGGACTCGTGGGTGTGCAAAACCGGGGATTTATTGCTATAATTTCTGCCTGAATTCTGACCCGTATGACCTACAACCAAGTGGTGCAATCAATATGAGTAAGTTTAACCAAATCGAACTTGAATTGACGACGATATTCCCGCCGCTGGACCCGGCAGCTGAAGTGAAAATGATATGTAATCCGAATACGAAGGAAATCATCGGAATGAATAAACCGAATGTTAATATTTATCATTATAGCTACGATTTTCATATTTTAGAAGAGAGGTACAATGTGTTGACATTTGTTTCGGGGAATTGCGGATTGATGTATGCGCGATAAAGCGCGCACGCGACCTAAGCGATGCGCGATAAAGCGCGCACGCGATTATTATATGTTATTATTATAACTAGTATTTTAATAATAACATGGCTGATGACGAAGAAGTGAAGAAAGACGGTGAAGACGAAGAAGTGAAGAAAGACGGCGAAGGCGACGGTGGAGAAGGCGGTATCGGAGGTACATTTAGCAAAGTGGGCGGAATGATGCCTGGTGGGGGGGACGACGAAGACAAAGACAAGGACAAAAATGAAGACGACGGCGCATCCAAGAAACAGAAAGCCGCACCCAAATCATTATTTGACATTGCAGCATTAAAGGAATTCGGGTTAAATGTGCTTTCTCTTTTCATCGAAACCGTAATTATTTCGGTTATTTGTGTGAATATCCTATTTTATTCTGACCCCAAAAGTATCCGAATTAATAATCTGAATTTACCGAAACTCTTCCCGACTGAACGACGCGAGTGGCCATATTGTTATACGAGTGAATATACGGAATGTGAAATCGATTGTGAAGATAAATTCGGCGGTATTGCAGACTACCCTAAAAATTCAAGTGCTAAAAAGATATATCTGAAGATCGCGATTATTTTGGATACTTATATTTTCAAATGGTTCTGTTTAACGAAAGAGGAGATAGATATGGTGAAAGAAAGTGTGGATGAAGGTGTAACAAAGGTAAATCTCCTGAATTGGGATTTCATTAAGGCGCGTTTCAAGCAATGGATTAACAACGCATTTATTTTCTCGTTTTCATCAGACCGTGCGATGATATTATATGTCTTGAATTACATAACAAAACTGACGAACAGTATCCCGCGAGAATTATACGACGTTGTATCGCCACTGATGATTTTATTGATGCCGTTTGTGTTTTTGTTATTCGCGTTTTTTGCGTTAGGCGGCGGTCCATTATTTATGACATTTATTGGTATGGTTTTAAATCCAACCGAACATCGTAAAGAATTTATCGGTGGTTCATTATGGTCGTTATTTACTGGATTCGGATTTCTAGGGATTTTACCTATTGTTGCATTTATCGTCCAAATTATCCAATTTTTTGGAACTTTCTTTATATATCCGTTTCTTCATTGGGACGAGTATCGCCTATTGTATGCGAAATATGTTCCGATTATCTTCTTCTTCTTCAATTTAGTGTTGATGTTTTACGCGTTCGAAGGTCTTGATATTAATGTCGCGGCAATTGTAATTCTTGTTCTATTGACACTTTATTTAACCACATATTGGAACGGAATAATGGAGTTTATCGATAAAATTAAAAACTGGGGCGCGTAACGCGTATAATCCTTCGTATAATCCGCGTATAATCCGCGTATAATCCGCGTATAATCCGCGTATAAATGACATAAACGATTATATTGTAATAAATTATATACAATATGGGCGGTAAAAATAAGAACGCAACCGCAGCAGTTGCCGCATCCACAGGACCGGTCAAATCATCCCCTGAATATTTCAAAAAATACCCCTTTGTGAGTGTATGCACCCCCACATTCAATCGTCGCCCGTTTATTAATGCGATGATAAAGTGTTTTGATAATCAGGATTATCCGCATGACAGAATGGAGTGGATTATTATCGACGATGGAACCGACCCCGTGGAGGACATGGTCGCACACCATCCGAGAGTTAAGTATTTCAAGTATGATACGAAAATGACGCTGGGGAAGAAGCGCAACCTGCTTCATGATAAGTCCCGCGGCGAGATTCTGGTATATATGGATGACGATGACTATTACCCCCCACAGCGTGTATCTCATGCGGTAGAGATGCTCGTTAGTCATCCGGAAGCGTTGTGCGCTGGTTCAAGCGAGATCTATATTTATTTCAAGCATATCGGGCAAATGAAACGTTTTGGACCGTATGGTCCGAATCACGCAACGGCCGGAACATTCGCGTTCAAGCGCAAGTTGCTTAAGAACAATCGATATAACGATGATGCGTGTTTGGCGGAAGAGCGTGCATTTTTGAAGGATTATACTGTCCCATTCGTCCAATTGAATCCGATGAAGGTGATTCTTGTTTTTTCGCATGAACATAATACATTTGATAAACGCAAATTGCTTGTCAACGCCAACCCGGATATTGTGCGCGATTCACCGAAGAAAGTGATGGATTTTATTAAGGATAATGATCTTCGCCGGTTTTATATGGTAGAATTGGAGAAATTATTGGAGGGTTATGCGCCGGGTAGACCTGAAATGAAACCGGATGTTATCGCACAGACGCGTCAATTAGAGATTGATCGAGAGAAGATGATGGCGGATGCAGCCGCCAAAGGTCAGGGGGGTGGCGCCGGTGGGCAAATCGTATTACAACAACCAGGTAAAGATCCGGTTACATTGACAAACGAACAAGTTATTCAGATTATTCAGAATTTACAGTCAGAAGTAAGTTCGCGTGATAACCAGATTAATGAAATGATGACTGAACTAAATGTATTGAAACAATCGCATAAGGCGGCCGGTATTAGCACAGATGGAACAATTGAAGCAACTGTTGTTGAAAAAGACATTTTAGAACGATATGAGGAATTATTGCAAGAAAACCGTGAATTACGTAGACAACTCGACGGCGGTGACGGCGGCGGTGACGGCAGTTACGAATGTGTTACCGAAGTTGTAATGATGTAGAACATAAATAAATATTATTATATGTGAATATTTCGCAAATAATAATAATGACGCGCGCGTACAGTCACGAATGCATAACGCACGCTCAATCCTTGACAATTTCAACACCATGGATATTCAATATAAGCGTACTTGTTTTTGATTCGTGAATGACGAAATCCCGATGCTTGCTATACTCCTTAAATCTCTCGGAAATGATATTTTCAATCTCTGAAAGTGCCAACTCATCATCCTTCGTCTTAAACCCATTATTGTTATTCTTCTTTGAACGTGAGTCGTCGTTGTCGTAATTGTCGTCGTCGTAATTGTTGTTGTCATCACGACCGCGACTACTACCGCCCTTTGATTTATGTTTGCGACTACTCTTTGTAGAAATTGTGGGGACTGATTTGATAGGGGTAGCCTCGATATACTCCCATTCACCAGCCGCCTCAATCTTATTATCATTGATATTATAGATTACAGACTGAGCGTCAAATACAAGCGCTGAATCCGGACCATGACCATATTCATTGAGTTCGATTTCAGTTATTGTATCCATGATATCCAGGAAATCATTGTCGCGAATATATGTGCGAATATAACCGATGATGTCCGGTGTGAGTTTTACAGTGAATATCTTGGTGTCATCGTCACTGTCAGATCCAGAACCTGACTCAGATCCGGACCCGGACCCGGACTCAGACCCTGACGCTGACTCTGAATCGGATGCGAGCGTCGCCGTCTTAGACTTCGACTTCGACGCGGACGCAGACGGTTTGGCGTTCGAAATACACTCTACTTCTGCGTCAAGAATAAGTTTGTATTTTGAATCAAATGAAATAGAAGCGCCCATTACCTAAATATGTTTCTAAATATTTCTTATATCTTTTTGATACATATCAAACGCGACAGCGCCGACCTTAGTCTAGTAAATCTGTATTATCTAATATATCATTCACCGAATTATCTGCGGCAGTCCCCGTAGCAGCGGATGACGACGAAGTCGTCGACTGTTCCGGTTTCGCCATATATTTATCTAAATAACGATAAATACGATTCACATCCAATTTGGATATATCATACGTTTCAAGGATCCGCGGGATTTCATCCTCGGCGTACTGATTCCGAAGTGTCAAGAAAAATGCGAAGAGATCCTTTTGATCCATCGATAATTGAATACATAAATTTTGTATAAAAAGCAGGTTATTGTATTCAGTGCTATATTTAGTTAGAACTTTCGTAAATCGAACTTCCGTCGGGTTAAACCGCGTCTTTTTCGGGAGTGATTGGTGGTATAAATGATGATTATAAAACGTCTTAATGAGAGAACATAATTCGTTAAATAACCA